TTTCTACCACTAGTTTCAGCTTCCCTTTGCACTTGATTAAGGCTAGCTTTTACATCTTTACCATCGAATGATAGTTTTATTACTGCTTCGCCAACTTGAGTTGCCATTATTTACCTCCCTGTGCTAATTTTTGTTCCGTTTTAAGCATTTTAATTGCCGTTTTAAGCGACTTTGGAGCATTGCCGGACTTAGTAGGCTGGTTAGCACCTGCAACGCTTGCAACAATAATATTTTCAAGCATGAGTCGATTTTGCACTTCCCTTGCTCGTTCGGCTTGTATATAGTGCCACATATTCTCTTCGGATATTTCATTAAACTTCCACGCCACGTAGGTGTCATAACCAAATCTAGCTAAAATCTCGGCTATATATGCGTCAACTGTGCTGAAGCTAGCCTTTGCTCCCTTTTGATTAGATTCATGCACTTCTTTTATCTGTTCGTCAGTAAGAAAATCCGAAGCCCGAGAAACCTTGACCTTTGCGGTTTCTTTTACTTGGTCTAGTTTTAACTCAGGCTCCGTCATTCTCACTCACTCCTAGGCGGACACATCCGCATAAGCACCAGTGGTAACATTTAATCGCTTCTTAGCGGTTAAATCATAGTCACCGAGGCGAGCTGAATATTGTGGGTAACCATCGCTTGCATGAAGTGCTGCATTGTAGATGATTGGGTGAAGTTGCAAAGTGATAGTTGGAGTATCACCAGTTCCAATTTCAATATCATCATCAACACTAGGTACGCAACGAGTAAGTTCTACATCAACAGAAGAACCATCATCGCAAAGACCTTGCGCAACAACAGACATATAATCACCCTCAGTACAAATATCAGTACCATCCCAGATGATGTTACCAGCAGTTGCGGAAGCTCCAGCATAAGTAGCTTGGTTCCACTTCTGAATAGCTTGTCCAAGATTCTTGAATGTATCCATTAAGAATGTGATAGAACCGGTAAAGCTGTCAAAAGTACCAGATATAGCAGTTTCGCTAGTACCTAAGCTAGAAGCTCGGCTTCTTTTGCGAGGCGCTACATTGATAGACATAACAGTGTCCTGTCCCAAATCATCAGCTTCAAGAGAGAATACGTCCCAAGAGCTAGTGCTAGCGTCCCATTTGCGGAACACTACACGCCTAAGTTGGGTTATATTTTGAGTAGCCATTTTTTAACCTTTCTTTATTAGTTTATATCGTAAACCAGCTCAGCGCTGGCAATCTTTACAACTAAATTATTTTCAGTTACAACAAAGTTCTGCGGGGTAGTTGTAGGCCTTATGCGAACATTTGAAAAACTATAAATAGTACCACCGACGCTTCCGACCAAACTGCAAAAGCACGGGTTAGATATAATCCACTCTAAAATCTCTTGGTGAACGGCCTCGGTCTTTGGTTTATTTGCTAAAGCGACATAGAAGTCAACGGTAGAGCGAAGATTTAGCCCCTTTGGAGAATTTGAGGCATTACCACCTCTAGTAACTAGCCAAACGCCACTTGCAGGCTTACCATTGGCTTGTAACGGTGCTTGTTCCCAAAAACAGTTCTTGTCAATAACAAGGTCTGCAACCCCATCATCAACCATTTGTTTTAGCAAAGCAAGTGTTATCATTAAATTATATCTCCAAAGTATTTTTTCATATAATCACCAACCATCACCGAGTTTTTCGCATTTTCCATATAGTGTTCAGTAGCAGGGTTGCGGTTAGGGCCTTGCTCACGTATCCACGCATAGTCAACCTTTTTACCGCCATAAGTTCCGCCTGCAATCACTTCAACCGTGTTCTCGCTAGTGTCTTGCACTCTTATGGTGTTACGCAACGCTCCAGTTACATATGGTGCGTTTCTACGAGCTTGCGAGGCTATATCAAAGCCCATTCTGACTAACCCATTCACTGCTTTAGTGTTCATCAGATTCAATACTGAACTGTCCCATTTAAGCGTTACGCTAGCTGTTTTGCTCATCTGTAACCTCGGTCTGCACAACCTTTAGTTCTATATGCTCTATAACGCCAGTATGTTGGTTTTTGCCAACACCAGCGTCCACAATCATATAGTAGTTGTCTTCCGAGCTATCGTATAGCATATACCCAGACACTAAAGTATTGGTGTTTAGCGTTGGCATTTGCTCAGGTCTGCAATATATAAGCATGTCAGACTTTATGGTTTCTATATCTGTATCAACAGATGAGTTATTGCCCTCATCTATTATCACGTCTATATCGCTAGTCTTTTCAAATACATTGCCAATTAGTGTACCATGTTGGCAAGTGCCAATCTGCCATATATCAGTTATAATAGCCTTTGGGAACGCATTAAAAATTGAGAAGTCCATTGTTATAATACCCACAGCAGTGGTAACTCGAACGCTCAACTTTTACGATTGTATCGCATTGTGAATACTTTTCTATAATATCGGAATATTGCGAATAGATTTGCTCAAAAGCGTTGGTGGCACTACTCTTAAATTTAATTGTAAAGTTTCTGACACTCTTTGAGTCAATCGTGTCATCTGCCCCCATATATTTCAGAGTTGCACTAATAAAGTTAGCTAAAAGCATAGCCAAATCAGTATTAGTAGAATCAAGCTCCGGGAACATATCGAGACAAAGGAGTGACGCAAGACGAATCTCGGCAATACCCTCTAGCAATTCCCAATCAGACGGGCTATAATTCACCGTTTGACCGGTTAAAGTAGAGAATTCTTGTTGCGTTAAATTAACATCTTGCGCCATTTTCTAATCTCCTAATTAAGCGCTGACAGAGCCTAGGCCCTTAATAGCAGCAGCAGATTTGTACTTAGTCAAAGTACCGCCTAGAGGCATTTCATTCAATAGGATGTTTTCGTTAGTAGAAACATCAAAGAATGGGTACACTCTTGGATTTCTCTCACCAGTAGTGGTGTAACCGTTGCGGACTAATAGATAAGCGTCGTTGGTGTTATCATATTCCATCCACATTGGAGCAAACACACGTGCTACACGGAAGATGTCTTCAGCAGTTGCACCTGGTTCAATGAGATAGCGGTTGTAAACCTTAGTTTGGAATGCAGCGGTCAATACGCTTGGCTTTACAACCAAGATTTGCTCACCCTCAGAGCGAATCCATTGGCGAGCGCCAACTACACCGTCATAAAGGTTATCGCCATCATTTACTTCATAGGTAGAAGCAACGAGCGTACCATAGCCACTTTGTGCAGCACAGTCAGCGGCGATTGGGAATAGACCAGTGTTGGTGCTGGAGTCAAACATTCTCAAATCTGGAGTACCAGCAGAGCGACCATCACCGATAAAGATGGCACGTTCAGCAGAAGCTACGATTTGGTCATAGAGTTCCCGAGCTCTGAAGTCTAAGAGTTCTGGATTCTCGTAGATTTCCATAGCGTCAAGACTTAATTTCTTGTAAATCATCTTGTCATAAGCAACACGGATAGTGTCTACAATAGCCTCATCAACTTTATTATCGCCTGGCTTGTGGCCTTGAGCTTCGTTACCATAATCAGCAGTACCGGCAAGAGCGTTGTTTCTCAAACCTCTACCGTTGGTGCCACCGATATGATAGATATAGTCAAGGATACCATCAGACTTTTCCATAGCTTCGGTGAACATGTTAGTAATGTTCAACGGAGTACCAAGTCCAGAGATACCATCTTTAGTAGCGTTAGCAAACGCAGTTTCAAATCTTTGGTCGAATTTCATGTTGGAAGCTTTAAGAGCGTCACGAATAGCATTGTAGCGAGCGTTCTTTGCTTCAGCTTTTACATCTTTCGACACAACTGGAGTTTCGTTTTTCACAATTCTGTCCCTCGTTAAATTGATATTAATATTATGGACTACATTATCTTTTTTGGAGTCAGTAGTCTCGGCTGGAGCTTCAACAGCTTCAGTTTCACCCTCAGCGTCTTTAGTTTCAGCTTCGCCTTCTGCTTCATCTTTAGCTTCAGCCATTGGTTTAGCAGTTGGTTGTACTTCACTTTCAGGCACATCAGTAGTAAACTCATCCGTGATTTCAGCGACTTTTTCTACAATCTCTTCAGCGAGTTTTTGCTTCATAGCCACATTCTCTTTAGGGGTGAGTTCATCTTTAGTTTCACTCATAGTGTCTCCTAAATTATTATTATCACCATCTTCAGCTTGTTCAGCTTCGCTACCCTTAGCCCTCACTGCTTCAGCTTCTTTATGGTCAATAGTTTTAGCACGGGGGTCGTTACCGGTCAACACCATTGATATCTCCCGTAAAATACCAATAGGTTCATCAATCTCAAGTCCTACGCCATAGTAACCATCTGGATACCAGTCAATCCCAGTAGAATAACTAGCGTCTTCTGATATAGCCCAAGCATGGTCTGCTAATTTATCATTATTTGCAAAATACATGCGTGCATGAAGCCCATCCGTGTCCATCCACACTTTGCAAGAGCCGAATTGTTTTTCAATAGTATCTACTAGCTCACCATCTACAATCGTGCCATGGTCAGCTTGCGCTTTCACGGTATATTCCTCTTTTTGCTCATCTGGGTTCTTATTTAGACTTTTAATTGCAATAGGTTTGCCATCTCGCCCCATAACAAAAAGATTGTCGAGGTCCCTAACCTCGCCAGATTCCATTATCTGTCCAGAATTTGCAAGAATGTTGCGAAAACGACGCTCTTCCGAGCTTTTAGCGTCCTTAAGCACTGTAGCGTCGTAGAACTTCATATTTTCAGTTTATCACATATTCTATCATTTTGCAAGCATAATGCTAATGTCGTAAAATAAAAAAGACCACTGGTGGTCATACATTTAATAGATTATAGTAGTGTTTTGGGTTAGATTTGGAGTTATTTTTATTTTGCTACCAGTGGTCTATAAGAGAGAGGTACTAGAAGCTCTGCGAGTTTCTCTAATTTAATTATAATACAAAAAACCCCGCAAACGCAAGCGGGGTTTTGTAGATAGTGGACCACCCCCTTATGACAAAGTGCTAATGCCGTGTACTTCATACTGCTCAAACAAACGAGCAAATTGTTTTGCGTCTTCGTCTTCGCCATTGTATTCAACGCACACGGTTTTCCCAGATACATTCGGCTTACCGCCTAAAGCTTCTACACAATCGCATAAAAACTCTCTGTCTATATTGTCTTCGACAACTGCTGTACATATGATACACATAGTCACCACCTCCTTTAAAGTGCACCTCCCTATAACCTCATTATATCACAAAAAAGCCCCACTCGCAGTTGGTAGGGCTTTTTAGGGATTCTTTTGGTGTGGTATGTATTAATTATAACACACTTATTTTATTCTGCATATAGGCATTTTTTTGAGTTCTTTGATTTCATCTTTAATGTATTCGACATCTTTTTGCAATAAACCTATGCTTTTAGAATTTTCAGCGAATTTCTCGGCATACCCATTGTGGGAATCTAGACGCTCCTTAATCTTCCTCTGTTCTTCCAAAATCATAGCTAACTGGTCTTTTTGAGCTTGTTCACGTTCAGCTTCTTTAATAGCGTCCTCACGAGATTTTTTAAGCGCAATCGCATAATTACCCACAAATGAGCCTACCACCGCCAAAGTCCCAGTTATAAGTGGTGCTATGATTTCCTCGGACATTTTATTCTCC